AGTACCACCTCCGGGCCTTCTCTTTGATGGCGGTCGCGAGGATCCTGGCCGGACCTACACGGCGGGGCCAACTACGGCGCCGCCACGGGCTGCACCAAATCAGGCGGATCCCGGCGCCCGTCTACAACCTCGTGACGCTCGATGCCGATCACACCTACGAGGCCATGGCGGACGACCTCAATTGCTGGGTCCACGTCACCCGGCGTGGTGGAACCATTGGGGGTGACGACTGCGGAGGCATCAGCGGCTTTGAGGGTGTGAAGGAAGCCCTCGACGACCGTTTCGGACTTGGGAGCTACGAGGTCCGCACCGACAACGAGTGGCTATGGCCCACGTGGAGGAAGGTGCTCGTATGACGAGCATTGCCCTCGGCCTGCCGTACCTTCCGAGCTTTTCTCCGGAACGTGATGCTTCGCTTGCGAAACTGAAGAGGGACCTCGCTCTCCCCGAGCATCTGGGGGAGGGGATCTTCACCGCCCCATCACACCCTCAACTCGTCGGGTACCGAGAGTTCACCGACAAAGAACCGAACCGTGTGTGGGCCCGGAAGATGTGGAAGTGGGGTCTAGAGACCGGGGCCGAGTTCTTCCTCACTCTGCAAGACGACGTGGAAGCGATGCCCGAGGGCTTCTGGGAGGCGCTCCAAGCGATGCTCGCTCACCTCCCCAGGGGGAACGTCCTCGGGCTCGCCAGCATCCACCCAGGAGCCCGAGAACTCATGTCCCGAGGGCACCGGTGGTTTCGCACGCGGGCATGGTGCGTCGGGTGGGGGTACGGCCTATGGAGAGAGGACCTCGAAGCCCTCGTTCAATTCGACGCGGGAGGAGCCGCACCGACCGACACCGAGGACTCGTTCGTCAATCGGTTCGTCGGCGAGACCGGCCGGTTCGTGTGGCACCCCTCGGTAAGCATCATCGACCACCGATGCGATCTTGAGTCGTCGTATCGCAACGACGATCACATCAACCGCAGGGCAACGGTCCGATGGGAGGGCTTCGACCCCAAGGAGCTTGGGTCCGAAGGCTTCTGGCGGCCTCAGAGCAAACAGCCGCCGCCTCTCATACCGATGCCCCAGGCGGTCCCGATCCCCACGAGCATCGCGAAGCATCGGGTGTTCATCGCCACGCCTCACAAGGGCGGCCTAGAGCCCGCGTATGTCTCGTCTGTCCTCCGTCTGATGCGCCAGACTCAGGGCATAGAGTTCTCGCACGAGCTGGACATCATCGACTACGCACCCTTTCCGGAGGACATCGTACGCGCGAGGTCACGTCTGCTGCGTGTGGCCTTACAAACGAACTGCACGCACCTTCTCATGCTCGACGCGGATAACAGCTTCGAGCCCGATGTCATCCTCGGCATGCTCGCAACAAAGAAAGACTTCGTTCAGGCGCCCTACAGGAGGCGCGATGGAAGCGGTGGCTACACGATCAAGGGCAACCCGGCATGGCACGCCCTCGGGTGCATCCCGCCTGATTGCGTTGAATCGGACCACACGGTCGAGATCATCGGTACGGGCCTAGGCTGCACGCTGCTCTCACGCAAGTGCATGGAGGACATGATTGCCGCCTATCAGGGCAAGGACCTCGACTACATCGACCTGATCGACGGCAAGCCGTTCAAGACGACAGCCGTGTTCCACCAGATGTTTCGAGATGGCGCCCTCTGCTCGGAGGACATCAGCTTCTGCCATCGGTATGGGGACATCGGTGGGAAGGTTTGGCTCTACCTCGGCCCAGGATCGCCCGTCGCCCATCACTCGGGACTGACCGTGCATCGAGGCCGGATCGAAGACTTCGGCCTCTGCTTCGAGGCCGCATGATGCCCTTCGTCGAGGGCTTTGTTGCTGCATCCACCTTGTGGGGGGCGTTCAGCGTCCTCGTTGTGCGAGCCATACGCCGACATCTCCGGGCCTACGAAGCGCACATGCAGAGCACGATGGCCACGTTATCGGCGCAAGCCCAGGACGCTGCGCCGGGCACTTGGATTAAGCAGCAGCCTCCAACGTGACCCCCACTCTCAACAGGCTGGCAGATCTACTTATTGCCAAACTGTTAGGTGATATACTTCATAGAAGCTATAGGGCCTAAACCTAGTCAAAATTGGGTACACGAAGAATGATCGAGGGCTTGGCGGTCGTTACGGCAACGGCCGAACTTGGTGTCCCTATGGAATTAAGCTACTCGGCATCTGCGATGGTGACAACAGTAGAGAAGCCGCACTTCACGAGCAATGGGCCGAACACCGGGTGCAGGGCGAGTGGTTCGACCTTCCTCCTCTGCGAGACTTCATCGCATCGGTAGCGAAGCCGTGGACGCCCGCGCCGTGCGTCGACTGTGGGAGACCGAGAGCATATCAGCCCGATTCCGAACGGAAGCACCCATCAACTACTCGGTGTGCTGAATGTGGACAGAAGGCACGAGTCAAGACGGGACTGCGGGGACCATATACGCCGCGTTCGCCATGTCCCCAATGCGGGTATTCACTGAGACGTAAGGGAGGCAAGTATGTCAGGCGACACTGTGGCAGGTGCGGATGGCAGTCGCCCGCTAAACGGGAAAGCCTTCCAGCGTCCATGCGTGCCGCATGGTCCAGCGCTGAGTACCGGGAGAAGATGCGACAGCGCGATATAGCCAGGCTTGAGAAGATGGGCATCTATCGTAATGGGGTGCCCGTATGCAAGGACTGTAAGGAGCCGAAGCCGGTATCGAAGAGTGCACGCCTCTGCGTCGACTGCCAACAGGCCCGCATGCATAGGCACCCCTAACAGTTCACGAGAACGAGCAGGGCGAGGGCCGGTTCGTTTTGGCGGGGGCCCCAACGGTGGAGGTTGATTTCCGCTCAACCGTGGCCTTGAACGGCACGTGAAACGCCCATAACAGGCGTTCTCGCGTTTCGTTTTATCGGCAACGCGTCCATATGGACGCCGATAGAGCGCACGTACGAACGAGTTGCGGGATTTCGTTGGACGCGATGTCCCGGATCTTCCGGGTCACGACGGACTTCGTAAAGAAGTACGAGGCCAACAACCCGAAGGTCCCCGAGGAAGCTCGCGCCCTCTTGGACAATGGGTACGAGAAGCTGGCCGAGTTCCTGGCGGTTGCGGGCATCGTCTGATGGGAGCCCGCTTCTCTCTTCCGAGAGGTCGGACTCCGGCCCCCAAGGCTCAACCTGAACCGTCCCCCGAGCCTGCCGAGACGACAGCGAGCCCCAACGAGACCATCCAGGAACTCGCAGGGCGCCTCCGTGCCGTCGTTCAACGAGAGCTAGGCCGTCTTGAGAGTCCGGGGGTCAAGCTCTCTGAGAGCGACCGACGGAACAACCTCAAGACGGCTACGGGCAGCCTCAAGACCTTGGCCGAGGTTACCGGGGAGCTGAAGGAGGTCCCGGACTCGAAGCTCGTGAAGCTACCGGGGTTCCGGAGAGTACTCGACTGCATCATCGAGGCTCTCAGGCCCTGGCCGGAGGCCGTCCGGGCCGTGGGCGAGGCCCTCGATGCTTTGGACAAGAAGTGACGACCCCGCTCCGCTACCAGAAGGACCGGCGTGACGGGAAGGTACAGCGACGGGGTGACACCCCGGCCGGTGTCGCCTCCGCGATGTTTCTCGATCGGGCCCTCCGTCTCGGAGCCATCGAAGCAGAGTTCTCCTGGCCCTCGGCCAAATGGCAGAAGGATCCGGTCGGTTTCGCCAAGACCATCGTAGGGGCCAAGCTTTGGAGCTTTCAGGAGGAGTTCCTCGAAGCGATCCGGGACAACCCGTTCACTGCCGTTTGTGGCGGAAGGAAGATCGGGAAGGACTACGCCATCGCGATTGCGATCCTCTGGTGGTGGTGCTGCTTTCCTTCGGCGAAGTCCTTCATCGTTGCCCCGACCGAAGATCACCTGAAGGACGTTCTTTGGCTTCAGCTTCAGGAGCTGATCCCTCAGTGCGGGCGATGCTACGAGTGCAAGCAGGTTGATGCGGAGAAGTTCGAACGGGGTGAGGCTCCGGGTCCCATTCCGTGCCCGCATTCCCACACCATCGACGTTGAGGTTCACGGTCCACGTGCGGGCGTCCATAGCGCAGACTTCCGGAGCATCAGCGGCGTAACCGCCAAGGAGGTACAGGCGGTCCGAGGTCGGTCGGGTACGCGGCTCTTCTACGTCTTCGACGAGGCAGCCGAGACCGACGACGCGATCATCGACTCCGTTTACGGAAATCTTGCCGCCGGTGACTCGTGCCGTGTGGCCCTCATCTCGAACGGCACGAAGACCACGGGACGGTTCTTCGAGAGTTTTCACACGGCGAAGGACAGCTACAAGACGTTCCAGGTTTCATCCGAGGATGTCCCCAACATCAAGGAGGGACGAGAGGTCATCCCGGGTCTTGCGAGCACTTCGTGGTTGAAGCGCATGTTCGACATGTACGGAGAAGACTCGGCTTGGGTCGACGTCCATATCCGAGGGAAGTTCGCGTACAACGAAGCCGGGAAGATCATCAGCCTGAACCTGATCGATCAGGCTCAGAAGCGGTTTCGAACGACAGCGGAAGAGGGACGGCTCACCATCGGTCTCGACCCGGCGGGCGAAGGTGAGTACAGCAAGGACAACACGGTCTTCGCTCTTCGACGCGGGATGAAGATCTTCAAGCTCGTCGTCGAGAAACGTCTTTCCGCACAGGGGATCCTCGACAAGCTCCTAGAGCTGCTCCGGGAAAACGTCACCGCCGGGGAAGACACGCCGGTCGTCTGCCTCGACGTAGGCGGAACCTTGGGGGCCGAGGTCGACAAGAAGCTTCGTTCGTGGCGCAACGCCACCGTTCAAAACATGAACCGCTTCCACCTCGTCTCCGTGCGTCCGAGCGACAAGGCGAAGGGGGACAAGGTCTACTACCACCTGCATGACGTGCTCTGGGGCGTCATGGAGAAATGGCTCCGAGATGGGGGAGCGATCCCCGAAGACCCGAAGCTTGCGGTCGAACTCCACTTCGCTTCATGGAAGGAGACTCCTGGGGGTTGGCTTCAGGCGACCCCCAAGGACGTGTTCCGCAAAGAACTAAAGCGCAGCCCCGACCTCGCCGATGCATGCTGCCTCTCCGTGTTCCAACAGGCGGACCTACGACAGGCTGAAGCGGTTCCCCCTCCGGCGCCCCCTCCTCCCCCGGACATGTACAACTCGTACCGGATGGGGGATGGGGATCCGTTCGACGCCCTCGACCCGTTTACGCCTCGGTAAGCTTCGTGATCACCGGGCACGACCCTTCACGGAGTGTCGTCCACCGTCTCCCCGGTCGTGTCGATTGCCGGTTGGGGTTCAGGTAGCTGCGCCGCGTTGGGGCTTCCGGCAGCCACGATGGGGACCCCGAACCGTGCCATGAGTTCCACGACATCGACGGCTTGACCCGAACCGGCAAGGGCTTCGGTCAGGGCTTTGATCGACGCCCCGAGTCCCGTAAGGATCCGCGTCTCAGCCTCACGGTCCTTGGGCTCGCTGGTGTCGTACTCGACCGAGGTGGCGTCGTTCAGCGCGTCGAGGCCCCAGCGTGAGGCGATAAACCAAGGAAGAGCCTGCGTGTTCAGGGTGTGGCAGATGGCATCGGCCGTGCCCTTGATCAAGTCGCTCTGAACGATGCGGAACACGTCGGTGCCGCTGAAGCCCTTGCCACCCTCGAACATGACCGTCGACCCGCAGAGCGACGTGGCGATGTCCTTGTTGCAGGTCTCGATCGAGTGATCGTAGATCTCGATGCCTCGTCCGTTCGATTCGATCAGCTCCAGGTCCCATCCCTGGGGGAGTGCGAAGGCAGCGTTCAAACCCCAAGCGATGATGCCGTTGAGGAAGTCGAGGCGCTCTTCTTGCGACCCGCCCACGGTCGTCTTTCCGACGCGTGCAGGGTGGGCGTGCTTCTGTTCGTAGGAGATACGAGCGAACCACGACATGTTCTTCGTGATGTTTGCTCGACCGAGGCTCGGCCATAGCCCGTCGTTCCAGGGGCTGAGGGAGCCTCCCGGGATGTGGAGGATCCAGTAGTTCCCCGTGGTCGCATCGGGAACGCCCGGAATGATCGGGATCAGCCCGACGGCCGAGCGGTAGTACCACTGGTTCTTCGACCACAGATAGAACAGGTTCTGCGGGTAATGGCGCTTGAGCACGGGGAAGTCCCGGCCCACGACCGGCACCATCTCCCCGATCGCCACCCCGCACTTGATGCCGTCGGCGGCCAGGAGCTTCAGCTCCGTGGCCGGGAACATCTCATCGAAGACCGAGCGGTCGCTTGCGTTGCGCGTCTGAAGGACCCGGATGATGTCGGCGTTCCCGTAGAACCTCTTCGGGAACCCGACGACTGACGTACGCACATCCATCAAGCCCCGGGTCACCCCGTCCGTGTTCATCCACTGCGCCAATTGGCCGAGGAGGGTCAAATCCCCCTGCGTCAGCTCGTGGTGAATCCGTTCGATGTCGTTCGGGTACCACCTCGTCCGTACGAACGGGATCGGCTCCAAGTGATCCCCGAGGGCAGTACGAGCCGCATTGACCACCTTGCTCCCCAGCTCGGGCCCCGGCATGCGCGGAGGCGCAAATGTAGTGATGCCGATTAGCCTCGAAACCAGCTCGCTTAAGGACGCCATCACATGGGCGAACCGATAGGAACTTTGCGAAAGCACCTATTGAATCGGCCTGGGCGTGACCCACGCTCAACCGAAGCTCGCTCGGTACCTCCCCAAGGGTTTCCTTGCCCTGTCACCGCAGGCATTCGGCGCTGAATTCACCGTCACTGAGCCGGTCTCCAAGCCCTACGACGTTCACGACGGCGTTGCCGTCATCGAGATCTGCGGCCCTCTAGAGCAGAAGGCGAATTGGCTTTGGGACTCCTACGAGTCCATCCAAGCGCGCGCCGAAGCCGCCTTCACCGACCCGGCCGTTCGGGCCGTGGTGATGCGCATCAACTCCCCAGGGGGAGACGCAACGGGATGCTTCGAGCTTGCCCGAACCCTACGGGCAATGGCCGAGGATACGAAGAAGCCCCTCTACACCTATACGGATGGGCTTTGCGCCTCCGCAGCCTACGCCCTGGGGTCGGCAGCCAACGCAGGCTTCTATGCCATCCCCACGGCCAACGTGGGGAACATCAGCGTCTACCACGACCTCCCCAACGTCGTCGCACAGGACGCGGCCCTCGGGATTCAGCACAACTTCATCGTAGCGACCGGCGACGACCTCAAGCTTGCGAATAACCCGCATCTAGAGGCGTCCGAGGCGGTCAAGGACTTCACCCAAGATCAGGTGAACGACCTTCGCCGGATGTTCGTGGGACTCGTTTCCGAGTTTCGCGGAATGCCGGACTCCCAGGTCACCGCCCTAAGAGGGGCCCTCCTTCTGGGGGAGGTCGCCCTCAATAACTCACTGATTGACGGCTTGAGTGACTGGCCAACGTTTTTGGCCGAACTCCCCCAAGGAAGATCCATGGCAATCGCGAAAGCAACAGACAAGGAACCCAAGGCGGGGCCGTCGTTCGAGGAGGCACTCGCTGCCCTTCACGCGGCAGCCGAGGGTGAGGACGAGGAGAGGGCGGGGAAAGCTCGCCGGATGATCGCTGCGATGTACCCGCCCGAAGAGAAGAAGGCGGACGCAGGAGACGGCGACGGCGACAAGAAGGAAGAGGCCAAGTCGAAGTCCGAAGGCTCTGAAGAGGAGAAGAAGGATGAAGAGAAGGCCGACGCAAAGGCGATGGCCTCTGCTGCTCCTTCGACCATCGAGCTTGCAGCGCAGCTCCACGCCGTGCAGGCAAAGCTTGCAGCCAAGGAAGAGGACGAGGCTCGTGCAGCCCTCTTCGCACAGCGCCCAGACTTCTCCGCAGAGGTTCGTAAGACCCTCGCTACCGCATCACTCAAGGTTCTGAAGAACGCCGTTGATACGTGGCCCCGCGTAGCGGCGTCCGCCCTGTCTTCGGCTTCCGCCCAGACAGCACAGGCCACCCAGGGCCGTCCTGAGAAGGGCGCTGACCCGACTCTTCGTCCTGACCAGCAGGCCCTGCTCGACAGGGTCTACGGCAGCGCGTCGAAGGCCACCGGCCCGACACAGCGCGGGACGGAGTTCCAGCTCACGTACTCGGACCCCGCCGTCGCTAGGGCGCGGCTCGCCGAATACGCAGCGAAGAAAGGCACAGTCTGATGGCAGCGCTAACTGGCACTTACTACGTCAACATTCCGGACGGCCGGATCAAGAAGTTCACGGCGCCCCTCGCCATCGGACAGAAGGCTTTTGAGGGCGGTCAGGTCTGCGTGGACTCGGCCAACCCGGGCGCGGTTTACCGGTCGGCCTCGGGCTCTACCACGCTGAAGCCCATCGGCACGTTCATGGCGAACGTCGACAACAGCGCCGGTGGAACCACTGCCGCCGTCGGGGTCGAACTCAATCGCGAAGTGAATCTCACCTACTGGGATTCCGTGACAGGCGCCGGAGCCGTGACGGCCTCGAACCTGTTCTCGAATGTCTACATCGGAAGTGACCACGAGGTCACCACAACCAGCACGGGCAACTCAGTCGCCGGGTTCGTCTGGAAGGTCCTGCCAAACGGCAAGGTCGGCGTCGAGTTCCCTTTCTGAGTTGAGGAGTAATCCATGGCAGGCGTCATTGACGGTAACTTTGTTTTCAATATCGAGAAGCGCTTCCGCGTTATCTTCGACAACTCCTATGCGCAGCTTCTTTCGTCCAGGACGACCTGGTGGCCGAAGCTCGTCAAGGAGACGAACATCGACGGCCTCTCCTTGCGGCTGCTCTGGCTGCTCAACACAGCCGGTATGTCGCAGGTCACTGCGAACGACGGTGGTGAGGCGGGCGGCAGCATCGACTTCGACGAGCTAGTGCAGGTACAGCAAGAGATGTTCCCCGCCATGCACCGGCGCGGGATGAAGATCTCGAAGCTGCGCTACCAAAACGCGCTCAACGGTGGGTCGGACCCCATCGCGAAGTGGGTCGGAGACGAGGGCTCCTTCTGCGTTTGGTACACCCAAAAGCTTGCCGCCATCACGATCCTGAACGGCGACAACATCAACACGTTCGACAACGTTCCGTTCTTCTCAGGTGTCCACCCGAACCACGCGCTACAGGGCGCTTCCTCGGGTACGTACGCGAACGACTTCACGTCTGGCAAGGGCCCCGGTGCGTGTCCGATCGATGACACGGTCGACATCCTGACGGCGCTTACCAACCTGTCAAAGGCTCTTGCGTACATCGCGGGCGCCATCTCGCAGCCGGACGGAGAGACCCCTAGGAACCTTCGCCCCAAGTTCATCATGCACCCGCCCCGCATGACGGCGCGTGTGCAGCAGCTGCTCCACATGACGTTCTCTCCGCAGATGGCGGGCAGTGCGGCTGCAAGCACGGATGCCGTGCAGAACATCTTCGAGTACTACGGTCTCGGGGAACCGGTCGAGTGCCCGGAGTTCGACAGCCACCGTACGTTCAACTTCGTCGGGCCCACGGGCTCCAACGCGAGCGTTACGGGCAACGACACGACCTACTACATCGTCTGCGAGGAGGCCAACGAGAGCGAGCTTGGAGCGCTCCACATGGTCAACCGACAGCCTTTCACCTTCCACACCTACTCGGGTGAGGGTTCGGCGGACGGCCTGGATGCTGTCCTCGGCCGTAGCCAGGACCTCGAATACCACGTGGACGGCGTGAAGAGCGTAAACCCGGGTCTCCCGTACACGATCTTCAGGTGTAAGGGCGCTTGAGCTAACCTCTAGGGCTTAGGAGAGCCGGGTCCCGACGAGAGGGGGTCCGGCTCTTTTCATTTATGGAAACGCTTATGGGAGGTGACTCCCATGCAGATGTTCCGTGCGACCCGCGACTTCAGTATGAGCGGGGTTCGCCTCAAGGCCGGTGACCTCGTTGGATTCGATGGCAAGTCCGTCATCGTCATCGACGGGAAGACCTTCCAAAGCCCGGTTCTCCGGGGAGCCGTCAAAGCTGGGTGGATGGAGCCCGTCGTTGTGGCGGAGCCGAACCCCAAGCCGATTCGTTTGATCTGAGGAAGCACTTCGATGGCGTTCCCGTACCTCGATTTGCAGACCTTCAAGCGCCTGTCACAGGTCCCTCCCGAGATCGTGGAGGGCGTGGAGACGAAGGAGCCTGGCTACGTCGATTTGATGATTAACAAGTGGTCGGGCTACATCGATGGCCGCCTGCGGAAGCGCTACGGGAAGAGCCTCCCGCTAGGACAGAAGCCTCCCGCGCTCCTCAGCACGGGCGCCAACCCGCCGTCCGTAACCCTCGTCGGGCGTCCCACCCTCGGGTCGATGCGAATGGTGGTTCAGATCACCTCAGCAGGCCCCCTTGGCTCCGCCGTATTCAAGTGGTCGTTCGACGGAGGGATCAACTTCACGACGGGCGTTACGACCGGACCATCGGTGGTGCTGAACTCCACCATGTTCGTGACGGGGATGTCCGCGCAATTCGCGGTCGGGAACTACGACACGAGCAACGTCTACAGAGCTGACTCGCCGGTCCCTGGTGAGGTGCTCTCTTGGCTGACCATCTTGGTGACGCCCGATGTGCTCGTGCGCCACGGCTACTCGTACACGGATCCCTCCATGGTCAACTTCATGGCGGACCGCAAGCAAGCGATGGACGAACTGAAAGAAGCGGCCGACAGCAACACCGGCCTGTGGGACCTTCCTATCGTCAACGAGGACTCGGGCTCGGGGATCTCTACCGGGGGACCGTTTTGGTACACGGAGGCGAGCCCCTACGTGGCCTCCGACGAGCTGGGGCGTCAGGGTCGTGCCGATGATGCACGAGGCTTCGGGCGGAGCAACCGGTGAGCGACGGCCTCTCTCAACTCGATGAGTGGATCGCGCGTCTAAAGGCCCTGGGGGGCGACAAGATGCCCGAACGGGTGGCGGAGCTTGCAGCGCCCCTCGTGGATGCCGAGGTCAAGAAAACGGCCAAAGCCGGGACCGACCCCCTCGGGAAGGCGTGGACCCCCAAGAAGGATGGGGGCAGGCCGTTGGTGAACGCCCCAAGCCATATCTCGACGAAAGCCCAAGGACGGGTGGTCGCCGTCACCCTCACGGGGCCTGATGTGTGGCACCACTACGGCAGAGGCGGAGCGCCACGGCGTCAGGTTCTGCCAGACGGTGCATCCATCCCCAAGAGCGTGTGGGACGCAGTTCACAAGGCCGCAAAGCAGGCGTTTGACGAGCTGATACGCCGCTGAATCGGTGTAGCGCAACAGGTGCCGAGAGCGCCAAAGTCAGAACTTCAGTGTCGAACATGCAAGGTGGTGCGTAAACGGCATCTCTTTCCGGTAGGCCACGTAGGCGGACGGAAGGCGTGCATCGCTTGTTCAAAAGCTCCGCGTCAATGCACCAAGTGCAGCGGAGCTGGCCCCTTTTACAAAAGTCGGTCCCGCCGTGATGGTCTCCAAGCGTGGTGCATCGGGTGCCTGGCCAAAAAGATAAAGGAGGCAAAACGTAGGCCCAAACCGCGCCCGGAGACGACGAAACAGATCTGCACGTCGTGCCTCGTCCTCAAGGCGGCAAACCAGTTCTCGCCGGACTCGCGCACTTCTATTGGCCGACAGAGCCGGTGCAAACCGTGTAAGTCTCAGTGCAACCGGGTCTATTACTACGGCCTCTCATCGGACGACTTTCAGCGATTGGTGGAGCTTCAGGCAGGGCTATGCGCTATTTGCTGCGAGCCGATGAACCCCCATAACAGAGGGACCAACGTGGATCACGACCACAAGACAGGGCTCATCCGTGGGCTCTTGTGCATGAATTGCAACCGATGCATCGGCCTGCTGAAAGATGACCCGGCTGTTCTTGATAGTGCGCGGTCGTATCTTTTGGAAATGTCTTGTGGCCTGCCCTCTATGTGACCGTCCCCTCACTCAACATCAGGTCCGGCCTCGTCGCTTTACGGAGGGCGATGGAAGCCTACTTCAAGACCTACGAGGTCAAGGCCAAGGTGGCGATCGGCCTGAAGGAGCGCGACAAGTGGCAGGAGCCCTGGGTCGTGATCATCCCGGGCACCTTCGACGGAACGCTCCCGGCGAGACCGATGGATGGGGGCACCTTCGGCCCTCCCGAGAAGAAGAAATCTTGGAACCCTCGGGAGCTTGCCGAGTGGACGAGGACCATCACGTTCTCCATCTTCGCCGTCGACAAGGACAACAAGCAGAGCGAAGAGCACCAAATCGAGGCGCTCGAACAGCTCATTGAGTGGACCCTCCGAGCATCATGGAACGCCGTCGACCCCGTCACCGGCATCAACGTCGGTGGACCCTCCTTGGAGTGGGGCAAGAGCATCCTCCTCCACCCTCCCGTTCAGATGGCATACGGCCGGGAGCTGCTCCTTCAGGCGACGTATAAACACCCGTTCTTCGATGTTCCGCAGCTCGTCCTACAGCCTCCTCCCGGCCTTCAGAAGCAGCTCACGGACACCGCCCAAAGCGGTCGAGCGGCCTACGTGGCCCTCGTAGGGCCCAACGGGGCCTCAATCTCCAACCTCGCTTTCTGCAATCGCGGGCAGGTTGGCCAATACATCACCCTTTCGGGGGCTGCTTCGAGCCGCAATAACGGAACCTTCCCGGTCGTGGGCCTGAATTCAGCTCAATCGGTCGTAATCGACAACCCACTAGCCGTGGCGCCCGACCTCAACAATGGCGCCATTTCCTGGGAGATCACGCCGGAGCCACCCGTCTAGTCGCTAGAGCATTGATACGGCCGCTTCTGTCAGAAGAGGCGACCGGATGGGCGTACCCAGCGTAATCGTAAAGAAGTCGAGCCAGGGCGGGTTCCCGGCACTCCAAGAGATATCTGGCATTCTCGCATTGATCGCGAGTTCGTCCACGGGGACCGCCAACGTCGCTGGTCTCTACACGAACCAAGGCCAACTCACGACAGCTTTCGGCCTCGGCCCGCTGCCCGAGTACGGCGCCTATGACATCAACGTATCCGGAAAGGCCGTTGTAGCGATCAAGTCGTCGCCCTCGATTGCAGCGACCTACAGCTCGATCACTTCAACAATCACAGGTTCCGGTGGCGTAACGGCAGGCTCCACGGCCCCCTATGAGCATTACTCGGTGATCGTCACCGTGGTGAACGGTTTCACCAAAGGCACCACTGGCGGAACGTACACCTACTCGCTCGATGGCGGGAACACGATGAGCGGAGTGCAGGCCGTCGGAACTGCTTCGAGCATCACGATTCCCAACTCCGGCGTGAGCTTCGCTCTCAACACCGGGACCTACAACGCCGGAGATACCTGGAGCTGCTTCACCGAGCGGCCTCTCATGAACAACAGCGACATCACCACGTCGCTGAACACTCTGAACCAGACGCGCCTTCCTTGGGAAGGGGTCCTCATCGACTGCGCTTACTCCACAGGAACGGTCGGCGAGATCGACACGTGGCTAACAGGTCGTGAAGCCCAGGGACAGTTCAATTTCGGCGTCATCAACACTCGGTTCCTTACGGAGCCCACTCCCACCGGGGAGACGCCCAACAACTACGCAACGGCGATGACGAGCCTCACTTCGGCCGACTCGTCGAACCGGATCTGCGTCGGTGCCGATGGTGGCCACGTGGTCAGCCTGATCACCGGTTTGAATTTGAAGAGACCTACCGCCCTCGCTCTTTGCGCGATGGCCATGGCTCTTACGCCGAACATCGGCATCTCGCCGAGCTACGTCGCGAACGGACCGGTACCCGGGTTCCAAATCTCGCAGAACTCCAATCCATTTGATTGGGACGAAGCGGTATACGGCGGCACGAGCGGTCTTCTTGATCCTCTACGCCTGGTCACCCTACGGAGCTTTTCCCCTGGCGGCCCGACCGGTTGTTACATCACGAACCCGAACGTCTTTGCACCTTCGGGGTCGAGCATCATCTACCTGCAACTTCTGCGGGTCCTCAATAAGGCGTGCTCGATCTCATGGCAGATCCTGAATACGCAGCTTGGAAAGGGCGTAGCGACGGTCCTCAACACGACGACCGGCGCCATCAACGTGGACGAGAGGGACGCCCAAACGATAGAGGGCCTTGTTAATCCGGCACTGAAGTCCGGTCTCTCCGGTCAGGTCACGGCAGTTCAGTTTGCGCTGAATCGTGACGACAACCTCGCGACGGCTGGTCAGCCGGTCAACGGGACCGTCTCCGTCGCCCCGCTTTTCTACATACCTGGTTTCCAAGTGACGGTTGCGCTGGTGAAGACGATCACAGCTCCGACCGGAGGAGTGTGAGCTGTGCCTAGTCTTGGTGTTGACGAAGTCCTCCGGGTCTCCGGCGTTCCGTTCTCTTGGACCTCGACTCGTTCGATGGTCGATGGCGTTCCCTATACCGGCTTCCTCGAAGTCTCTTGGGAAGAGTCACGGGAAGGGGAGTACGTACATGCGCAGCGAAGTGACGGTACCCCGCTCGGGGTCACGAGCGGCTTGTACAAAGTCGACTCCTTCAGTTTTAAGACGTTGATCGATACTGGCGAGCAAATCTGCCAGCAGCTTACTGCCACGGGCCTCGGATCCTTCGGAAGCGCTCAGTGGAACTACACGCTTCAGATCTTCGAGCCCGGGAACCCGACGATGACGATCAACATCTCGCGCATCAAGATTGAGAAGCGCAAGTTCTCGACGGCGAAGGGCGCGGAGGCTCTTGCGTACGAGTTCGAGTGCAAGGCCGCAAGCGTGCAGGTCATCGGTGCGGGTCTTGGCCTCGTGGGCGTCCCGACCAACCTGGCGAAGGTCACCCTCTAATTCTCCGAGCGGGGCTCTTGGGTCCTCCGCCCCTGAAGCGGGTCTGGCAGGTCGCTCGTGAGACCGGACCCACCTTTTCTAACATTGCAACGTGGAGACAGCGATGGACGACGTACAGAGGAAGCGGCTCGAAGAGCTGCTTAAGGCGAAGGCCGACAAGCAAGCGAAGCAAGACGAAGCCGATCAGCTTCGACAGCTTGAAGAGGAGGAACTCTCCGTCAAGCTTGAACAAGAACTCGGCGGCCCACGTGGTGACGCCTTCGAGGTGATCAACAACCGTTTCGGTGGAGTCTTTGCGATCAAGCGCCCGGACGTGCAGGCGATTCGAAACTGGGAGAAGGCCGACGAGAAGAAGAAGGTCAACACCGAGTGGCAGATCGGCCTGATGCGCCACTACATCGCCCCTGCCGAGAAGCAGATTGCTTGGGCGCAAGTCTGTGCAGACCGTCCCGCAGTGTGCTGGCAGACGGCTGAGGCGTTCGTCACCCTGATGGGCATCGACCGAAGGCAACTCGACTCAAAATAATAGAGGAGTGGCGACGCGCCCAGAGTCGCCCGCTCCTAGCTGCTGAAGCCTGGCTCGCCTTTCAATGGGTGAACCCGTACGCGGAGGACGTGCCGGAGGACAAGTACATCTTGGCCAAGGTGGGGGCGATGCTCCGCAATGAGGAGCTTTGCTACCTGCGCGCTTCGGTAGAGCAAGAGCTGCAAATCAAGGTGCTCCCGACTGACGGATCTTCCGATGGAAGGCCCTCTCAGTAGGGACGATGGCCGAGGAGACCGCAACATTTGGGCTGAAGATCGACAGCGATCCGGAGCCAGCCAAGGAAGCCGCAGCCGCTCTTGAGAAGTTCCGGGCGTCGATTCAGAAGGCGACCGAGAACATCACGGCTCACCGCAAGTCGATGTCCCTCCTGAAGGGGTCGTCCGACGAGGTCAAGGACGCCAAAGAGAAGCTGAAAGCGGCCATTGCAGCCGAGCAAGCGGCTCTAACCCGCAATAATTTGTCGGTGCTTAAGTTGGGCGGGTCTTATGACAAGCTGTCCAAGCAGCACAAGAAGAACCAAGACGCCTTTGCTTCGGCGAGGAAGGCGATCGATGCCACGGGCGGGCCCCTAAAAGGGCTCAAGGACCACTTCGAAGGCCTCAAGGGGGTCCTAGGCGAGGTCACGACCGGGTGGGGCCTCATGGCCGTAGCGGCGGTCGGTGTGGTCGCCATCATCTCGGGGGCCATCGTCGGCTTCGCGACCTTGGCCACAAAGCTCGGGGTCTTCGCAGTCACCAGCGGGGATGCCCTTCGAAACTTGGGCCTCATGCGCGAGGCCGTCAGTGGCAACGCGGCCAACGGCAGCGCATGGGGTCACCAGATCGATCAGCTCTCGCTGAAGCTCGCCACCTCGAAGGACGAGTTGAACGGGCTCGTCGTCAGCCTCGAAAAGAGCCTCCGAGGAACCCGGGTCTCCGGCGCCGGAATGGTCGACACGTTCAAAGCGGTGGCCTCCGCAGGCGCCGCCATGGGCTCCGATGTTGGTAAACAGATCGAAGACATCCTCACCCGAGGGAAGCTTACTGGCCGCCTCGGAATCGGCTTCAAGGCTCCGGGAATCTCCGAGCTTCAGGGAACCGGGATCACGTTCAAGCAGGTTGCCCAACAGCTTTCGAAGGACCTCCACGTCAGCCTCAACGATGCTTCGGCAGCCCTTGCCACCGGGAGGGTGACGGTCGATGCCGGAGCGAAGGCGATCCGTGAGGTCATCGAGAACCGGTTCGGCGACATCAACGCGAAGAAGTTGCTCTCCTTGGACGGCATCTTCACGAAGCTTTCGGACAACGTCCGTGATTGGGCTTCGGACATGGCCAAGGAGGGCGGAGCCCTCGAACCGATCCTCAAAGGTTTGAAGTCCCTCGTCGACATGACGGGCCTTCAGACGGACAGCGGCCAGAAGCTCAAGAAGACCGTCACCGAATACTCCCAAGTGTTGGCCGACGGGCTCACGCGGAACCTGCCGATGATCAAGTCGATGGCAGGGGCGTTCATCGACTTCGCTGCCTTCGTTGTTCGTGCAACGGGCGCCGTCCTCCGTTTCGCCATGTCGGACGCGGGGATCTTCATGATGAAAGTGGCCTTGGGCGCACTTGTTGGAGCTGCTGTCGCTGCCGCCGTCGCATTGGCTCCCCTCGTGGGTGTAGCTCTCGCCGTAGCAGCTCCGTTCATTCTCGGCGGAATCATCATCGCTGAGTTCATCGACATCGTTCGAGGGTTGGTCGCGATCGACTGGGGCTTCCTGGGGGACGCCATCTCGAAGGGGTTCGGTAACGCGTGGGCGTCCCTCAAGAGCAGCGCTCTATCGGTCGGCCACTCCATCGTCGATGGACTCGGGACCGGCATCAGGACCGCCTGGGACGCCTTGAAGAGCGGCTTCACCACGATGGGCCACGACATCGTCGAAGGTCTCAAAAACGGCCTTACAGCCGCCTGGGCGGGCTTGAAGAACGCTGTCACAACCATGGGCTCCGACATCAAGAGTGAGTTCAAGCGGGTCCTGGGGATCGCAAGCCCGAGCCGTGTGTTTCATGGCTACGGCCGCATGACCGGCCAGGGGTACGCCCAGGGCATCGAGGCCAGCTCGGACCGGGTGGAGGCTGCCACCGTCGAAATGGTCGCAACCCCCAAGAGCGCACCGGCTCCCTCAACGGCCGTTGGGGGTTCGATTACGCCGACCATCAACGTTGAATTCAACATCACCGGGACGAACGCCCAGGAGA